GTCTAAACTCTACATTGATAGGAGCAACAGTTCCATCTAAATTTTCTCGAATATTAATCTTACGGGTTTCTTCATCGCCTGCACGGGCAGTTAAATCAATGTTAGATAATCTTTCGTTAACTGAGTCATAGTTTGGAGTTGTACCTGGTTGTGTCCAACCTGTGTCTGTGAGTAAGAATTGAATTCCCTCTTTAGTAATACTTCTCTTAGGGTCAAGTGCAGGTGTTGGAGTTGCTCCATCAGTAGCATTGACAAGACCAATAGTAACATTGTCAGCAACGGATACAGCAGCATCAGGATCAGCGACTGGATTATCTCTATCAAATGTAGGATAAACTTCATTGACGTTTTGAGAGAATTTTCTATCATCAAAGTTAGATGTTGAAGGAGAAATAGATCCACATAACAAGGTGATGTAATAAATTCCATCATTCACCCCTCTTTCAAATTCTTGGACTACTTCAATATCATAGATGTAGAAACATTTATCTAAATTATATGATGTTGTATCACTATTCAATGGTTGCATTACATAACCA